TGGTCGAGCCGCTCGAGGATCGCATATGCCTGCCGCAGCTCTCCCTTGACCTTTGCCATCTTCTCCGCGTCGTTCGCGGAGATCATCACCAAAGACAGCGTATTAAATGCGCTGTCAAGGATCTGCATTGCCTGCTTTTTCATAGTTCCTCCTTATCCCGACTCCCACCAAGAGTCGGTGTAGATTTCTGCGTTGTAGGGTCTCCACATGTCCGTGTAGATGTACGGCGTATACGCTCGCCACATATCCGTGTAGATGTACACCGCGCCGCCCGTAGTGCCGCCCTCTGTGGTAAACGATCCGCTGTCGGAATAGCTGGTCTCCACCCATTGATTGAGGTTGGTGTCCCAATAGCAGAGCACTGCCTCCCAATCGTAGGTTTTGCCGGGGGTAAGTCCGTCGAACGAATCCGTAAACGTGTTGTTCGCGCCGGAATCCTCGTTCGAGGTCAAGTAATACCCGTAGCCCAGAATGCCGGTCACGTAGATCGCACGCGCTCGATTATGGTAGCTGTCTCCGTAAAACGTGCCGTTGAGGACAGCTGTCGTTGACCCCGTCGCCGTAACGCTAACACTAAAACTTGCCATGCGTCACCTCACTGACGAAGGAAAAACAGTTTCCCCCAGTTACCGGCCGGTAAGATATTTCCGTACATCTGGCTACCGATATACAGCTCGCCGCCGCCGAGCGACACAATGTTGTTGGACAGCGTGATAAATCCACCGTAGGCGCCGCTGGCTTTTAGGTATACATTGGTCGCCGATTCCAGCTTGATACCGCCATAGAGGGTTTTGATGCCGACACCGTAGTCAACGTTCGTCTCCACAAGCGAAATTTCGCCCACTTTGGTATTGCTGTTTGCCAGGAGTTCCACCGTCTGGCCTCGTAACTTTTGCGCTGTGATAGAGGTCCCGTCGATGTACGTTGCGATCGCACTATTGACCTCGTTTGCGTTCAGGCCCGCGTTGTTGTCGACGTAGGTCTTCGTAGCATAATTCGAGCCGTCCTTGAGATCGCCGACGCGGATGCTGCCGGTCTGGATTTGGTCGGCTGTCAGCGTACCCTTGATATTCGCCGCATCGACGTACAGATTATCCGTCTTGATGCTGCTGCCGTTGATCTTGGTCGTGCCGCTCGCGTCCGTCACCGTCAGGCCGTCCAGCGTGGTTTTGACCTCAGTGTACTTGCCGTCGATGCCCTCGACCTTGAGCATGATCTCCTCGCTGGTTTTGGTGATGAGCGACCGAGTCTTGGCCATGTTGCGCTCGATCTGCCGCTGCGTTGCGGATTTGTACGGGTACTCGTCGTCCAGCTCGTCCGCGTCCGGCGCGGAGATGTCCGGCGCGAGCAGTGGATCAAACGTCATGTCCAGCGCGATGAGCGGCACATAGAGCCCGTCTACCGTCACCGCGTCGCCAAGCTCCACCGCAGGGTCAAGCAGCGCTTTGCTGCCCTCGTATCCAACGTGCTTGTAGCCGGAGACTTTGGCGAGGATCGCCGCCGCCATCGCATTCGTGCCGTCCGGCTGCATGGCCGTCAGCGTCCGCCCGGTGTCCGATCCGGACACACCGACCACATCGCCGGTATCGTTCAGCAGCTCCACCTTGGAGATGGGCTGCGACGCGATGCCGGGGGAAAACTTCGCCAGCCGCCGCCCTAAATAGGTTTTGTCCATGTTGCCCTCCTTACACAAGGATGCGCACGCCGCCAAAGGTGATGGCGCTGCCGGTCTCCGTGATAAGATAGTGGGTCTCAGCGGGCATGGAGTTGAGACCGACCAGCAGCAGCTTTCCCTCGTCCGTGATGGTCCAGTTTCCCGCGTTGGCGACCGCGATACGCCCAAGCGCCTCGCGCATCGTCATATCTCCCTTGTCGTCCACCGGGTACTGCACGGGGAACGCCGCATCCAATACCGTGCGGCTGTCCACTGCCACCCCCATGCGCGCCGCGATGTCGGCCACCGCCGTCGCCGCCGGCATCGGCCAAGTCTTGGCATCATAGCTGCTGTCGAGCCACGTCTCCTCGGCTTTGAGCATCGCATCATACCCGTGCACGCTCAAAACGCCCGTGATCCGGTCAGTCTTGCGCGTGGAGAAGAAAAACACGCCCTTGGGGATCCACTCGCTCACCTGCTCGCCCAGCCGCAGCCGCATGTAGACCTCGATTTTTGCCTGTCTCGGGATCGTCCCATGCGGATAGATCTCAAACTCGATCTGCCGCGCGCAGCAGTTGCCGATGCCGAATTCGGAGTACAGCCCGCCGCCGATCCGCAGCGAGCCATCCACGATCTTATCCTCGCCGTAGGTGACGCCCGCGATCACGAGCTTGACCTCCTTGCGGTGCCCTGAGCTGGCCAGCAGCGTCCGCCATAAATCACTTACACTGTGCATACGCTCACCTCTGCGTAAAATTGAGCGTCTTGCCGCTCCAGTATCGGCCCGTCTGGTCGCGCAGCAGATATGCGAGCTCCATCCCGTCCACGGTCATCTCCTGCGTCACCGGCGTGCTGCCGAGCGCAGGGTTTTCATAGGTCACGCTCAGCGTCGCGCTGCGCAGATCTGCGGCCAGCGCCGCCACCTCTACGTCAGTGATGTCGTTGAGCTGTGCGCTGCACCAGCCCTGCCAGCGGATCACCGCGCTGTGCCGTCTGCCGTCCATCGTCACGACCTCGTCGCTGTAGATTGGCGTAATGCCCGCGGAAAAGCCATACTGATTAAAAAGCGCCGTGCGGTCGTTGCCGTTAATTTGAAAAGTAAAATTCTTCATTGCCTCGCCCTCTGGTCTTGCTGCTGGTACCGCGTCACCGCCTTGCTCACGGCCTTGCCGTCCAACGTGGTCGTCAGGTTGATGACGATGTCAGCCGGCTTGCTGCTGCCGCGGTCGCTGCGGTAGTCGTCCGCCTCGCGCCGTGTCAGCACACGCTCGCCCTCATGCAGGATCGCCGGATAGCCGTCATACGGGACGTAATCAAGGCCGTTGGCGTACTGCCGCACGGTAGACGTCGTCTTTCTCGTGGCCTTGGATTGTCCCTTGGTTTTAGTCGTTTTCTGCTTTTCCTGCACGCCGGCGAGCTTCTTAAAGGCGTCGATCGCTCTGTTGACAAAGCCGATCAGTTTGGTCACGGCGTCGGCCGCGATGTTCACCGCGCCCGCAAATACCGACTTCAAACCGGCAGCCACCGGCGCGAGCGCCTCACCCAGGCGTCCCATTGCCTCGTCCAGCTCCCCCTGCGCCTCGTTGTACTCGATGATATCCTCGTTGGCGTCGCGCCATGCCTGGCCCGCCTGCGGCAGGTTTTGCTTGGAGAGCTGGTCCAGCACGATCTGTGCGCGCTCGGACGAAGTATTTGCCGCCGCGAGCTTCTCGTTGAAATCGTCCTCGCTCTCGCCCGCCCAGTTGAGCACGTCGGCGAAGGTGCCTGTCACCTTGCCGGTCTGGATGGTCTCATTGATAGCCTCGGACAGGCCGTCAATGGGGATACTGTCGCCGTAGGTGGCCCACGCGCCGGTCGTCGCGTCGACCAGCGTCATCAGGTCGCTTTGCTCCAGCCCGATGGCCTGCAGGTTGGCCACGGTCGTCGCCGCCGTCTGCGAGTCGCCCAGCACGCCGTTCAGGCGGGTGTAGGCCTCTGTCGTCTGTTCGGTTGTGTAACCGGCCTCTTTCGAGCTGGTCTCCAGCGTGCCCATGATCTTGCGGTATTCCGCCGTATCGTCGACTACGCCGATGATCGCGTCACCCAGCTCTTTGAGTCCGCCGACGATCGCGCCGCCGATCAGCGCCCCCTTGAGGTTCGTGAGCATCCCCAGCAGGTCGCCGCCTTTGCCCTTGACGCTGAAACCGTTCTGCAGCACGTCCGTAAACTTCTCGATGCCGCTCTGTGCGCCCCCGGTCTCCTTGCCGAACTCGTCGATGGACTTCGCGCACTTGTCGGCGCTCTTGCGCGCCTCGTCGAGATACTTCTCGTTTTCATCCAGCGCATCGTTCATGTCGATCAGCTCTTTCTTTGCCCGGTTGAGCTGCTGGCGGTAGTTGTCTGTCCGCTTGTCGTTCTCTCCGTAGGCATCGGCCGCGTCCTTGACCGCGCGCTCCAGGGCCTTGACCTTCTCGGTCTGCTGCTCCTGAGCACGGCGCAGCAGCTCATTCTTCTTGGTCAGGGCTTCCATCGTGTTCGCCTGGCCCTTGAATTCTGCGTCGGCAAGGCTCATCTCGCTGCGCAGTGTCTTGAGCTCGCTGTTTGCGCTCGACATGGAGCGCTTGAACTCGGTCTCGCCCTCGATTGCCAGCCGCGTCGTGATCGTCCTCGTCGCCATTTACATCTCATCCTCCTCTCTGCGCAGCCCGCGTCGCCTGGTCTCAAGCTCCTGCAAGTCGAGCACCTGCCCGACCGTCAGCAGCATCCCCTCGCGGACGCTCAGCCGGAGAAATTGCGTCGTCAGATCCAGCCACCACGCGCGTGTCACGTTATTTCTTTCGTTTTTTTTTGAAGCTCTTCGAGGAAGAGGTCGCGCTCTCGCTTTTCTTCTTCCTCGCGGGCAAATCCAAGCGCAATAGCCTCGCGGATCGCCTTTTTTGCGTCCGAGACCTCCAGCGGCTTGAGATTTACGCGGAAATACTGCTCCGGCGCGATCGGCCCGCGGTCGAGCCCCTGCCACCGACGTACCAGCTCGCCCTGCTCGGCAAGCTTTGCAAGCAGCCAGCACGTATTTTCAAAGCTCTGCTTGTCTTTCCCCTCAATGTGCTTCGTGAGGAAGCCCTCGTAGCCGAATTTATCGTAGGCGTCAAAAAGCGCCTGCCCATTCAAGCACAGATAAAACGTGTGCCCATTCAATTCATAGGGGATCGTCTTCATATTTTTCCTCCAAACACAAAAGAGACGCAGCGGGTGCCGCGTCTCTTCGCTTCTCAGCCGCCCGCTGCGGCCTTGATTTTTTCATTGACCCACTCCGCGGCTTTGGCCTCGGTGTCGAATTCCTCGCTCTTGTGCTTGTACTTGCCGTAGAGCGGCTCGAAAATGGTAAATGTGAGCTTGGCATTGCTTAGCACGATGCTGTCTCCTTTGGTCTCGTACTCCTCGCCCTCCATGTTGGCCTTGACCTTTGGGTAGAAAATGCCCTGATAGTATTTCGTCCCGTCGTCCCTCATGTGGTTGGTGTAAAAGGCAAGGCTGCCATAGGGCGCGGTGTCATTGCTGCCGAACTTGAGGTCCTTGTCCCCGTCCGTCGTGCCCAGCTCCGCGCCGGTCACCGCCGCTGCGTTCGTGTTCGAAAGATACAGCGTCTCCACAGCCAGCGAGCCGTCCTTGAATTCCACGATCTCAACCTTCTTCACGTTGTCGCCGAAGGCGCTCGTGCGGTTGAAATTGATCGTCTCCGTCACCTTGTTCAGCGCGCCGAGATTCGCCGGCGTGCCGAGCTTCGGAGGCGCGGTCGTCGTCTCCGGATCAGTCGCGGCAAACGGCGCCCACTGGATCATCTTTGCTCCGTACTGCATGGTAATCCTTTCTACAGCCCTTTTTCTTTGAGGTATTGGCTGTACACCTCAAACTCCGCCGCCGTCGCGGCGTCCGCGCTTTGTTCGTTCGCTTTCCGCAAAAAGTGCCGCGCTTGGATCGTCTTCGTGCCGAACTCGTTCTCAAAGGCGATCTCCGCGTTGCGCGTCACGGTCTTGCCGCGCTTTCTGCTGCCGACCGGCGTGATGTACAACACTCGCTGCCCGTTTTTGACCTTGACCTTGCCCTTCCGGATCGAGTTTGCCGTCATACCCGTGGCGTAGTTCTTCTTCTGGCCCTTGTTGCGGTACTCCGTGCCGAGCTTACGCGCCTCGGCGCGCTGTGCCTCAACGACCACGTCGGCGCGGGCGTTGAGCATCGCGTCAATGACCTCGTCCGGCAGCTCGGAAAGCTCCGTCAGCGATGTCACGACCTCATCAATGCCCTTAAACTCGACCTTGGCCATCGTCCTTCACCTCCCAGCGTCCCACGGCGTCAAATTCCAGCACATAGTGCTGTCCCGTCTCGTCTGTAGCGTTCTCGATGCTCGGCAGGGTAAAATCATCCACCGCCGCGATCGCGTCGCGCAGCGCGTGCCGCACGGCCAGCGTAGAGGCTTTGAGCGGCGCGAAGTAGTGCACCTGAACAAGCGCCCGCGTCAGATGCGCGGCGTTGTCCCCGATCCCCTCCGGCATCTCCGAGTAGTTAAACGTGCAGTAGCGCTCCGGCGGCGTCTCGCCCGCCTCTGTGACCAGCAGATCCGGCACGCACACCGGCACGATCGGCGTCACGACCGCGATGATTCGCTCATTCAGCGTCATACCTTGCCCTCCTGCGTGATGCGCTCGCACCAGAACTCCATGTACTTTCCCTCGTTGCCGTAGGTGTTGACGTAGAGGATGTTGTAGTCGCGCCCGTCGTAGTGGATCAGGAGCCGCCGGTCAAGCAGCGCGGGGTCGGCGCGCGTGAGAAAGCGCACCTTCGCCTCGCCGAACTCGGCGTTTGCCCGGATCAGCTCCGTGCCGCTCGTCTGCGAGAACTGCGCCCAGGTCTCGCGCACGAGCTCCGGCTCGCCGGGTACGTCGTAGCCGTCGGCGTCCTTTGCCGTCGTTTTCCGCAAAAACTGGATGCGCTTCGAGAGCTTTCCTGCGTCGACGTGCATCACGTGCCTCCCTCCGCTCCCTCGCCCGTGCCCGAATCGGGCACAGGCTCGGTGAGCTTGAGCTGGTTGAGCATCCGCCGGAAGGCGGGATTGTCTCCGAGCGTCCCATCGACCGCCGTGTCGCGTCGGTCGTAGAGATCGAGCGCGAGGTACTTGACGCATTGCAGATACTGCGCATAGCGCGGCGAGCCGTCCTGCGGCTCGCGCAC